GGCGGTACTTTTGGAAACCATATCAGTAAAGGAAGAGAATTCCTTCCACTGATCACATCCGAAGAACAGCTTTTCCGTGTGACAGATGCAGCTATCCAGTTTTTTGCAGATCATGCAAATGCAGGAGAGCGATTCAAATTTACAATTGACAGAGTTGGAGAAGAAAAACTGTACGAAGTACTGAAAGGAGCTTATGATGGCTGATTATAAGATTGATGATACTGTAGATATTACAGATGTTGTCTGCCCGGTGACATTTGTAAAAGCAAAGGTTGCGCTGGAGGAACTTGATGACGGACAGATTCTTGCTGTTCGTATGAATAATGGAGAACCGGTACAGAATGTTCCGAGAAGTATTAAAGAAGAAGGACATCAGATACTTAAACTTGTTAATAATGAAGACGGTACATATAGCCTTATTGTTAAAAAGGTAGAAGAATAAATACGGAATCACGTAGGAATTGAGGTATATATGGCAGCAAGAGTTAATAAGGATGAATTTGAAGGCAAGGTATTAAAAAGCGATATTCCCGTTCTGGTTGATTTTTATTCAGACAGCTGTGTTCCATGCAAAAAGATGACACCTGTTATCGGTGATGTAGAAGATGATATGGAAGGAAAACTTGCAGTATACAAGGTTAATATTAATTTTGATACAGAGCTTGCAGAAAGTTACGATGTACAGTCTGTGCCAACACTACTTTTGTTTGACAAAGGAAGCGAGAAGGCAAGACAGAGCGGAGCTGTAAGAAAACCACAGCTTGTAGAATGGATTGAGGAAAATCTCAAATAAATAAAATAAAAAGCCGGCAGGCGGAAATGAGGAAAATATGAAGATTACAGTATCAGGAACAAAAAGAGAATGTCTTAATGAAATAATAGATTTGATAAGAATAGCCTTTACATTATGTCAAAGGAGGTATTAATTGTTCCACGTGAAACAAAAAATACAAAAAAAAATGGAAGAAGTAAAATTATTCGTTATATTTGACATCGAATTAGTTAACGAAGATACAGGGCAGGTGGTAACCCTAACTACCACCTGCGGAAGCTACAAGGAGTTAGGAAAGTATTTAACAGAAATGAGTAAAAAATCATGGAAAATGCTAAAAGTGAAAAGGAAAGAAGATTAGTAAGAATTATGGTTGTAGCATGGATTATGGCAGCAACACTAGGAGGATGCGTAATAAGCCTAAACGTCCAGAAAAACAACAGCAACAGCGAGCAAAAAGTAGACCAGAATGCAAGCGCCAATCAAGAAAATGACAGTACTAATTTTAATTTTAAGATGAAATGAACGAAGAAAACTACACAGAACAGTACAAAGGGATAATCATGTTACGTAAGGGACGGAAAGATGATGAAGATATATGGTTCGCAACAGTAGGAAACCAACTCGTATCAGACGGAGCATATAAGACCAAAGAGGAGCTCATCGAAAGTTTAGAAAACCTTAATCTGGGAACGGTGTGCAAAATAATCTCAGGTGCTTTCGGACGGATGATTGAATTATCTAATAAAAACGGAAAACAATGAAAATAAACATAGGAAAAAACACACTAGGGGATAGCGACAAGATGTCGGTGTCCCTTAAAGAATATGGAAGAAGTACACATAACCTGTCAAGTGCCTGGCGTAGTCCTATGGGAGTAGGTACACTAGTACCATTCATGAAGCTAGTAGGATTACCAGGAGATACATTTGATATCGATCTGGACACACGAATCATGACACATCCAACTATCGGGCCACTGTTCGGGAACTTCAAGTTCCAAGCAGACGTATTCACCTGTCCTATCAGATTATACAACGCGATGTTGCATAACAATACACTCAATATCGGACTAGATATGAGCAAAGTAAAGCTGCCAAAAGCTAGAATGTGGATGCCAAACTACAGAAGCGGGAAAGCAAGTATATTGGAATACATGGGCGTCAGAAAGTTTCCAAAAAACACACCATCAGCGACAAGCGGCCATCTATACAATATCGTGCCATTCCTAGCATACTATGACGTTTTCAAAAACTACTATGCCAACAAGCAGGAAGAACGGTTCTATGTAATGGGCGGCAGTGTAGTTCAGAATGCGACGACTATAGTAACAGGAATATTTAAAGGTGTAATTGATATAGACTGGAATGGATTAAGATGCACTAGCGCGCCCAAAATCACATTTACAGGCACTGACGTCAACTTAAACGACATAAAAAAAATAAGATTTACTGTCGACTCAAAAGATGTATACATGCAGATGCCAGCAGCTAATTTATACACAATCGAGGCCGATGAAGCTAATAAGAAAGTGATAAAGCTAATAGAAGGCTATCGGTATGTATTTTCAAGGCCGTTTCAAGGCTCAATGGGGGATGAGATAACATTACAAGGAGCTACAGAAAACATCACACAAGGAATAGTAACAGAAGCCTACACAAGTTCATTCCCGTTAACGGAAATCGACGACCTGAGGGAATATATCTTAAGCAAAGGACGTGAAGAGATCATTGTCGACCAAGATAGTGATGAAAAATTAAAATCACTATTCATCTACAAAGTGCTAACCTCTCCGAATCCTAATAAAGCAGGAACATCTGAAAGTATTCCTCCAATCGGGACTCTAGAAATGGGTGGCTTATGTCTAAAAACACATCAGTCGGACCTGTTCAACAATTGGGTAAACAAAGATTGGGTAGACGGTGACAACGGAATCAACGCAGTGACGGACGTAGATGTAAGTGATGGAAAACTTAATCTGGACGCGCTGAACCTGGCACAAAAGGTGTACAACATGCTAAACCGTATCGCAATCAGCGGAGGCAGTTACAAAGACTGGATAGAAACAGTATATACAACAGATTACTATTTCAGAGCCGAAACTCCAGTATATGAAGGTGGTATGTCAACTACAATCGACTTTGAAGCGGTAGTGTCTAATTCAGCATCGAATGCAAGCGGAGTAGAAGAACCATTAGGAAGCCTGGCAGGACGCGGATTCAACCAAGGTAAAAAAGGTGGGAAAATCGTAATCAAGTGCAACGAACCATGCTACATTATCGGTATCGCAAGCATCACACCGAATGTAGACTACTCACAGGGTAACGACTGGGACATGATGCAGCTGCAAACCATGGACGACCTGCACAAACCACAGATGGACGGAATCGGGTACCAAGACCTGTTAAGCAACCAGATGAACGGACGGGCTAACACCAATGATGCGATTGGAAAGCAGCCGGCATGGCTGAACTACATGACGGATGTAAACAAAACGTATGCAGATTTCGCAGCAGGAGAAACCGAAAGCTACATGGTGCTGAACAGAGTGTACGACGTTGACGAATCAACGGGAGAGATTATCAATGCCAGTACATATATCTCACCGAAAGACTATACGTACATCTTTGCGACGAACACGGACACAAACAGAGACTTCTGGGTTCAGATTGGAAAGAGAATCATTGCAAGACGCGTTATGAGCGCCGCACAAATACCTTTAATGTAAACAATATGGGAAAGCCAAGAATCATTACAAAAAGTTTTACCCAATTCGGGGTGGAATCATACGAAGGACGGTCTATCGAGGACAGATGCAAATTGCTAGTGGAAACAGGAGAACCTATCAGGGATACTTCGCCATTAATCTTCACGCCTAAAGAAAAAGGAGTAATGCCACAATACGACGTGCGGGCAGACAAGTGGGATATCGCACAAAACGCGATGGACAGAGTGAACAAAGAACGTATCGCAAAAGGACAACAACCACCAAGTGAAGAAGTTAATAAAAAAGATACCGCTCAAGGCGGCGCACCAAAAGATGCTGGGCAACCTACATGACAGTAGGACTTCAATAAGTCATGCGTACCTTCGGGTACGCATGTAGCCATTATAATCTAGTATAATAACCCCGCTTTTCAAAAAAGCGCGAAAACAATCAATCAAGTTATGGGATTTTTAGATTTTCTAAGCGGTGGAGGGAGCGGCTTAATAACAGGACTCGCAGGAACTATAGCAGGGTCAATAAGCAGCAGTAAAGACAGAGACCTTCAACGGCAACTCCAGCAACAACAGATGGAATACGGTCGAGAAATGTATGCGCTACAAAGTGCAGACGAAAACCGAAGAATGGAGCAGCAGAACCAATGGAACAAGGAAGCAGCAGCACAAAGTCAGGAATACGCCAAGGAAATGTTTGACTATACCGGGTACGAAAACCAGGTAAAACAAATGAAAGCTGCAGGACTGAATCCAGCATTACTCAATGGAGGAGCAGGAAGTGCAGGTCAGGCACACGGTGCAACAGTCAATCCAGCAACGGCAATGCAGCCAATGGGACTGCAGGTAGCATTACAAGCACAACAGGTGGCAGCACAAACAGCGCTGACCAATGCGCAGGCCGAAAAGGTAAGAAGCGAAACAACAGCTCAAAAGGTCGAGAATATGGTAGGTATAGGGATAGACCTGGCAAAGAAAGTAGCCGAAGTGAGAAAGAATAAGAAAGATACCGAGGAAGTAGAACAGAAAATTGAGAACCTGAAGAAAACAGCAGAAGCTACCGAAGAATCAATCAAGCTCATTAAAGCAAACGTGGCCAACAAGGAAGTACAGACCAGAATTGCACAGTTCCAAGACGACATAAATAAAGCTATCAAGTCGAGCGTATGGTTCGAGAACGGAAAGTCTTATGAATGGAAAGAAACTGTGATAGAGACATACTATAGAAACTTCAAAAAAGAAATAGCAGGACTGTCTAAAGACGAAAAGCAGATGTTATTTGACAAGGACGTTCTCGACAGGCTAAGCAATGATATAGAACTAATCACGCAAGGAAGACTGGACGAACTGAGAAAACCGACGCAAGAAGTACAGCTACTTCTTAAAAAGTACGAAAGAGAAGACTGGGAGTTGGATCAGGACAGAGCATTCAGTAAAATGCTAGACGAAATGACAGGCCAGGGAGATTATGCAAGACTGCTTGGGAATATTATCAAGATGATTGTAGGAAAATTATAGGGGGCGTTACCCGCAAGGGGTCGGGCTATCCGGCTCAGACAAATGGCCTAAAGGCCATACTCGCCTCCTATCCCTAACGCGCCATGCGGAACTCGCTACTATATGGCGCGCAATCGCCGCGCGGCTAAGAACAGTACAACGTATGCACCAGAGGTCAGGCACGCAAGCGCGCCAGACCATAATGCTACATACGCTGCACTGTTCTATTTATTAATTATGTTCCACGTAAAACAATTGAGATTATGTGCTTATATACCAGATACATATTGAACAGAAAGTACATGTACACAAAGAAAAACCAAGGAAATGTACCAGAATGCAAAGATGAACGTCTGAGATATGTACCAACAAAGTGCGGAAAGTGTATCGAATGCAGAAAAGAAAAAGCAAGAAGCTGGAGAATCAGACTAGCAGAAGAATTGAAAAAAAATCCGAATGCACTATTTATCACGCTGACATTCGACGAAAAGAATTACCAAACCCTGGCATGGGAACTGTTCAGAAAAAGTAAAAAAAATCTGAACTATACCGAACAGAACGAGATGTGCAAGGCAGCCGTGAGAAGATGGCTGGAAAGAATCCGAAAGAAAACAGGAAAGTCCATCAGACACTGGATGGTGACCGAAAAAGGAGAAGACTACGGAAGAATACACCTGCACGGAATAGTATGGTGTACGAGCGAAAAGATAGACCAGTGGGGATACGGATATACCTACATAGGAGATTACGTTAACCAAACAACAATTGCATACGTAACTAAGTACATGTTAAAGATATGCGAAAAATGGCCGGATTTCAGAGGAAAGATAATGTGCAGTGCAGGAATAGGAAGTGACTACGAAACAAGCTATAACGCTAAAAGAAACCATTACAGAGGTAAGGATACAAAAGAGACCTATAAGATGGAAAACGGAACAGAGCTGCCATTGCCAAAGTATTACCACGACAAGCTATACACCGAAGATGAACGGGAGAACCTATGGATAGTCAAGCAAGAAAGAGGGTACAGATATATAGCAGGGGAAAAGGTAAGCACAGACAACCTGGAAGAATGGGATAATCTGACAAGATATTACCAAAGAAGAGCCGAACAGCTGTACGGTGACAATCCAGAAGACTGGGAGCGCGAAAAAACTAAGGCAAGGCTGGAGAAGATGCACCAGGCAAGGCTAAGGTATCGAAAGCCTCGCTAGCTTCGCCAGCTTCGCTAATCCTTGAGTGACCAGAAGGTAGGCGGCCATAGGCCGCGATTATTAACATGACTACGCGAGGCTAGCTCGCTACCCGCGACAACGCTCGCGGGTGGTCATGCTGCCAACTATGTGTAAGCCTCCAGGTATTCGGCTTGTGGGTGTTAATAACCTGTTGATAACCTATAAAAATCGGTTGATAAACCTGTTAATAACTTGTTGATAAAATAAATGCTTAAAATTTGGAATAATGAAATGTTTTACTATACGAAAAAAGTTATGAACAATGCAAGAAAATAAATGAAAAGTTATGAACAAAGTTATGAACAGGATAAATGATTGAAAATAAAGAAATTAACACAGTTATGAACAGTTTCAACAGGCTATCATATACATATAGATTTATTTTTAATAGAAAAAATATTATTTGATTATAATAAAAAAAATGCTCAAATTTTTGTATTTTCAGAAAAAATGCCTATATTTGCATAAATCAAAAAAACAAACAATATGAGAGGATTAATAAAATTAACACCAGTTAATGCTAATTTAAGCATAGAGATAAAGTTGGAAAAATGCGGAGACGTGTACTACAGGATATTCGGAGAAAAAGAATGGAAATACACCAACTATACAATAATGGAAAGCGTGCATAATTACTACGTAGCGAAAAGAGGAAACAGACTTGACAAGATGATGCAAGGAACAAAAAGAGAATGTCTTAATGCAATAATAGATTTGATAAGAATAGCCTTTACATTATGTCAAAGGAGGTATTAATTG